ATGATCAACAGCGAGCCTTCACCGACACGTTTCAGCTTGGCGCCGATCGAGCGGACGAACCGCGCGGGGTTATGCTCATGCACTTCCAGTGCCGCGCAAAGTTCAACGAGCATGCCGTGAACGGTTTTGGTGCTCGGGCTAAGTGTCGCCATGAAGACGTGCGGCCGCGTGTTCAGGAAGTGCTTTGCAGCGGTGGTTTTACCGGAGCCTGCGGGCAGCGTGACGCGGATGAAACCCGATGTCACCTGGGCAAACAGCAAGGCGTTGTAAACGTCCATCCCCACCGCCGTGCGCTGGAATGGGGGCGACACCGGCATCGTGGCCGCCATGTTCTGGCTCGCGTCGAGCGCATCGAGCCAGTTGGCAACCTTCTGGTTGATGTTCGACAGGACGCCGAGATATTTGCCGCCAAACCACGGCGACAACGTGCCGTCAGGTACGTCGGTGCGGCGGGACACTTCGGCTTTCGTCCAGCCAAATTCTGTCGCAGCGTCAACCATGCGCGATGTCAGCTTGCGCCACTCGTCTACATCAGGAGCAGGGTGCTTCGCGATAAACTCGATTGTCGGTTGAGACTGGTCCCACACGCTGTTTGTGTTGGTCGTCTTTTTCATGCTAAGGTTCCTTTGTTCAATTGCGGGGCGGCCTTCGGGTCGCTCATTTTTTTTCGCCCTGTTGGACTGGAACCGTACTCAGTACTTTTCGGCTCTTCTTTTGCGGGCAGGCTTGCCGCCTGCCTCGTTATTCCCCGTGGGGAACTGGATGATCGCGCTCTCCCCGCCCGCCAGTCGGGCAAGTCCTCGCGCGAAGCGATCTTCGAATTCGTTGATGTCCACCGCCTCGACGGGCGCGTGAGCCAGATTGCCGGTGACAAGGCGCGTTACGACCGGACGAACCGGCGTTTGCGGGCGCTTGTCGGCCTCGGCCTTGCGACCTTTTTCCATGATCTCGCCAAGCTGCATCGGCGTCAGTGCTGCGTTGCTCTTCGCCACGGCCTGAAGGTTCTTGACGTGCGTCTTGCGCGCCTTCTCCTGACGACGGGCGGCACCAGTATCGGCAAAGCCGGTCATGGCAAGGCAATCGGCATCACAAAGGAAACGGCCTTCCGGATCGTAGACCTTGACGGCCTTGTGAAGGTCGGCCGGATCGAAGCGGACGGTCAGCTTGCGGCCGATCCACTCGTTAAGCACGGCGTTCCAATAGCGGTTTCCATGCAGATGGATTGCGCCGTCCGGCTTGCGGGCGGTGATGGCCACTGCCGATAGCATCCAGAGCGAACGCTGCGCCATGCTGGCATAACGAATGATGGTGGACGGCTCCGCGATCGAGGCGTCGAACGTCTCCGCGAAACTGCGGCCGTGGGCGGTTTCCGTGGTGCGCTTCAGGCGGTGATTATGCTCGTCAACGCACTGCGCGACATGGCGCTGTAGCTTGTCGAGCGGCACGGCGCTGGTGCCATAATTCTCGGGTTTCGCCTCCGGCTTGTTGCCGGTGTAGCAACCTGACATGGCCGGATGCTTCGAAATCTCCTCGGCCAGATCGCGCCAGGCGCGTTCGATGGGCTTCGACTGGCCGGAACGCGGCTTGACGAAATGCGGCTCGATATCGAGGGTTTTCAGGAGGCCTGCAACATCGTCCTCATTGACCTTGAATCGGTGACGCGTCTTTGCGCCGCCGGAAATCATCTTGCCCGCAAAGGCACGGCCGTTGTCCATATAGATGTGATAGGGCAGCATCCCGTCATGGTTCTCGATCATCGAACCGATGCAGGTGCGGACAGCCTCCCACGTCTCGGCTTCGGCCAGCGTCCAAGAGAGCACCTTGCGGGAAAAGATGTCCTGAATGCCGATGAGAATGATGCGCACCGGCGTTTGAGACCACGGAACCCGAACAAACAGATCGAGTTGGTGACCGTCGGTGTTGACGATCTCCATGGCATGCAGGTGGGCCACGGTGCGCTTTTGTGCCGGGAAAAGCTGTTTCGCCTTGTCTTTGCCTTCGCGAGCGATGATCTGGGCGGCCTTCGGCACTTCCGCGTCGAGGCGGCGGCGCAAGGAACGCTCCGAAGGGATCGGTGACAGGTTCTGGTCACGGGCAACCATCATCATACGACGGTAGCAGGCGCTAAAGGATGGACGTTCCGGCCGCAGGAAGTCGGATTTCAGGATTTTCCAGGCTTCCGGGTGGCAGGGGGTGACATCGGCGGCTTCACCGCTGGCGCTGCCGGAGAAGGACGGTGCGAGGGCGGCAAGCCAGTCCTGGCGGGAATGGCCTTCGACCATCTTTCGCCACTCGTAGTAGGTTGCCGGCACGATATCGGCCCGCCGGGTAACGTGGGCGACCGCATGTTTCATGCTGATGCCCGAGGCCCGTAGTTCCTCAACTTCCGTCAGTACGGCGAAGCGGGTCTTGCAGATGCCTTTATGGGCATCTGAAAGGGCCTCAAAACGGTCCCAAAGCATCTTTGAGAGTTTCGTTGGGCGCGGATCGGACGGCTCCGCATTGAGAAAAGCAAGCTTCGCCTGCGCCACCGGAGGCAGGAAGGAATAATGGTACTCAAAACCGCCGCCCTGACCGGCCTTCGGGCGGGCCTTTGCGGTGGACCGCACGCCAGCGCGGTCGATAAAAAGATCGATGCCTTTTCGGGACTGCGGCAGGCCGGGGAGGGCTGCGTCAGCCAGCTCGGCGGATGTGAACCATTCTTTCTTCATTTGCGCACCCGACGAATGTGCACTGGCGTCGCCTGAAGAACTTTCAGTTCCTGGGCGAGCTTCTTTTGCTCCTGGCGAATGCGGGACATTTCCGCGAGGCGGGCTTCGTCGCCTTCGAGCAGCAACAGGCCGTCATCGGAAACAACGACATCCCAAAGCCAGAAGGCGTTGGTGGCGCGGACAAACGCCTTGAAACGCGGCATGCTGATGTCGTGGGCCGTCTTGCTTTCGGCGGTGTAGCTGTCGAGAGCGGACTTCGAGACCTTGTCCAGGCCGAGATAGTAAGCCATGCGTGCCGCGATGGTGTCGCGGTCATACTGGCATTCGCGGATGGCTCGCGCCATTTCGCGTTTCAGGGTCGACCGGAAGCGGTCGATATCGAGACGTTCCGATGCAGAGCGCACCGGGAAAACGGTCTCTTTGAAAAAGTCCATCTGGTTGGGATCGCGTTTCGTGCTCATGCTGCCTCCTCGCGGATCGCAGCCATGAGGGCATCCGGCGTGTTCGACATGCCGATGTGCTCAAGGAAGCTGTCGCGGGTTTCCTCGCTCGCCTCGTCCCAGGCGGCGATCAGTTTCGTGAGGATGATGGATTGAGAAGGGGCGGGTGGCGTGTTCACCAAAGCCGGGGGCTTGGTGAAGGCCAAAACCTTCTTCACATCCGGAGTGTGCTTCAATGCGCCGGCAACGGCGATCTGGTCTTCACGAGAAAGCTTGGCCAAGGTCAAAAGCTGCGACTGATCGTTTTCAGCCGTGGTGCCGCGCACCGCCTGCTTCAGCACTGGATCAAGCTTTGTTCCGATGCTGACTGCGCGTTCGTACTTGTCTTGGCTAATGCCGAGGCGTTCCTGCACCAGTTTGGACAGCTCGCGGCCGGCGCTGAAAACCAAACCCGCATTTTGCGGTTTTGATTTCTGGTCGCCGCCTCGTGTGATCTTGCCGTGCTTTTCTTCCCACAACTCGCGGTACTTCATGACAAAGATGGCGCGATCGAGCGGGTTCAATTCGTTGCGATAGAGGTTCTCGGAGATTTCGAGCAGCTGCGCCTCAACGGCGTCAGCTTTGACGACAATCGCGTCGATCTCCGTCCAGCCGAGCAATGTTGCGGCGGTGGTGCGATAACCGCCCGCGACCAGCGTGTAAGGTGTTCCCTTTTTCGCGGGCGTCTTGCGGATCATGATCGGGCTGATCTGCCCGTGTTCGGACATCGAGGCGGCAATGGCCTCGGCATAATCCATGTCGATCGGGCGCAGGCGCTCGCCGATATGGATGCTGGTTACGGCAACGCGAATGAACTCAGCCATATGCTGCGTCCTGTCCGGCCGCCTCGTGCAGCATGGTCATGAAGTTGTCTTTCGCCCGCGCGGCAATCCGCTCGTAAGCCTTGTCAAATACCGGTTCGAAGCGTCTGGCCTCGACGATGCGGACAGCCTGCATCACGGTCCATCGGGCAACGCCGAGCAACACGACCAGGCGTCGGCGTGGCACGTTGAAATCCACATGAAGCACATAGATCGCCAGCTGACGGGCAAGCTTCGCGTCGAACATTTCAGCGGGCGGATTGATGATGTGGCGAAGGGGAAGGTGATTGAAGTGAGAGCGCGTGGCGCGGTAGCTGGACGCCACCATCGCCTGTAAACGCTCTTCATCAGAATACGGATTGACCATCGAAAACCTCGAAGTTCGTCGCGCGGCGACGGCATTGCGGCAGATCGATGCCGGGGCGGTGGGGACCGGGATTTTGGCCGCCCCGGCATCTGGCGTCGCTCCCTGGGGGTAACAGAGCGACGGTTCGGGAAATCAGCGGGATTGAACGGCCTCGGATCGCACCAGGAGGCGGCAAAGCTCGGGCTGCATGTCCATGGTGAGGCAATCGACAAGCTTGGCGTCGATATCTTCGTCGCCTTCGCCAAGAAGGAGATCGACCAGCTTGTTTCCGGGTGTCATGTGGACATCGGCGTCCATGATGGTGGCGCTCGCCTCTGCAGAGAGGACTTCCTGCAGGGCTTCCTGCAGGATGGTGTCATCGAGCAGGATGGATGCGGGGGCGTAACCGGCCGCCAGCTTGGCCTGGTTGAATTCGTACGCGGCCTTTACGATGGCACGGGCCCGCCGCAAACGTTCGGTATCCACGGCCTCAAGATCAACGACGCAGGCAACGGCGTGCGGTTGTTTGACT